CGAAGGCGGCGGAACAGGCAAATAATGCAGTTGGTGGCTTACATGACTATGTGGATGGAGCATTTGCGGATGGCATTATTACGGAAGCTGAAGCAAAAGCTATCGAAAAGTATATCAATACGATTAATAATGCTAAAGCTACGGTTGAAGCTACTTATAACAAACTATACACGAATGTTTATTTATCCGGTTCCGCCAAAACGGGTTTATTGAATGCGAAAGTTACCCTTATGGGCTGTATTTCAGACCTTATAAATGCGATCAATACAGCTATTGACGACGGACTTACAACACCCGAAGAAAAGCAAAGCGTTGACGCACATTTCGCCTATTTCAATAGTGCTTATGCTGATTTTAACACAGCTGTAGAAACTACAAATAGAGCTATTCAGGATAGGCTAAAGGAGTTTTCGGATGCTGCTATGAAAGAAGCGTTGCAAGCATTGCAAGACGCAGAAGATGCAGCGAAGGCAGCAGAGCAAGCCAACAATGCAGTTAGTGGTTTGCATGATTATGTAGACGGAGCATTTGCGGATGGCATTATCACGGAAGCCGAAGCGAAGGCTATTGAGAAGTATCTTAATACCGTTAATAATACGAAAGCTGCCGTTGAAGCAACCTATAACAAGCTGTTTGTTAATCCATATCTGGAAGGTGAGGCGAAAACGGCTTTACTTAATGCCAAGGTTTCTTTGTCAGGTGCAATTGATAATCTTATTGCAGCAATTAATGTGGCTATCAATGACGGGCAGACGACTGTTGAGGAAAAGCAGAATGTAGATGATAAGTTCGCCCTCTTTAATTCTGCCTTGGCTAGTTTTAATACTGCTGTTGAAGCCGCTAATAAAGCAATCTATGACAAGTTGAAAGACTATTCAGATCAATGCTTCGCTGAATTGAAAGTACTCAATACTCAAATCTCCGCACAAGTGACGCGGGTCGATAGCTTAACGCAGAGGATGGATACTGCCGGATGGATTACCACAGCAGACGGCAACAAGATATACGCTTCCAAGGAGCTAGAAAATGGCAATACGCTTATATCTTATATCAACCAGGCGGCAGGTGAAACGACCATTCATTCATCTAAAATTAATTTGGAAGGTGCTGTTACAATCACCGCACTACATAGTGACCTGCAGGGAGTGATTAACTCCAAAATTGATAGAGACGGATTAGGTAAGTTGGCATTTGAGGATGCAGTTGAATATGCAAAGTTAGGCACTACTATCGTGGTAGGTGGTTACCTAAATACTGAATTGATAAAAGTCCGTAGAATTGATGCAGAAGTAGGTTTCATTGGTGGCTTTACGCTTGATAATGGTTCATTGTACTGGAAAGAAAATGGATGGTGGTACGGTGACCCAAGAAGTGTTCGTTTGGGTGTACCTAAAGATAATAAAAGTGGGATGGTTGATGTAAATTTCAGTTTTGCAGGTGAGGGGCGTTTTGGTGTTAGAGCTGTGGGTGCCAATATGGGCGGGTCCTGTATATATGCTTCAAGATATTTCAATGAGAATGAAAGGAGTTATCCGAATATGAATAATACCTATGCAGGATTTTTTGATGGAGGTGTATATGTGAAAGGTACTATATCAAGCGAATTATGTATAGCTGATAATTTCGGGACTATAACTGGTAGAAATTCCGATGGCAGCATATCTTATTACCGGGGAATAGATTTTGATTTCGGTAGTAATATGAAGTTCAGAAAAGGGTTATTAGTATCAATTGCTTAATAGATAAAAAATATGAAGATTAATTTAAACGGGCCTTTACTCGATTTTAAAGGCAATGAAGCTATTAAAGTAGTCAACGGTAAGGAGGTAAAGCAGTTTCTACGTGATGTGGTTGCAGAGGCATTGTATGCAGCAGGTTCTAACCCTCAACAGGGTTTGGATATGTCGAAAAAGTTGCGTGCGTATAAAATGTTACAACAGATTATTAACAATCGTGGTGTACTTGATATAGAGACAGAAGATGCAACCTTATTGAAGGAAATTTGTGCAGACTTCTTTGTATCTGGTGCATACGGACAAATTTATGATTTAATAGAAGGAGGAAACAAGGAATGAACATCACAGCAACTAACAGTACCGCTACAACTAAGGTTACGGAAGCTATCAGGGTTAAATACAGAATGTCAACCCGTGGCACCGAGGCAGTCAAAGATATTACTGCCGAAATCATTAAGGATGAAACGACTGTCGGATTCTTCAATGCATCGCGAAATGGAGTAACCGGCTTCTCGCTACATGAGGATCATGGGCTAACCTCTGGCGAAGTGAAGAAGGTATTTCAGACAGCCATTGACGATTGTGGTGAGGTCTTGAAATGAAGTATTAATATTTTAGATAAATGATTATGGATTATTTCAAAAACTTACTCATTGGATTGGTTACCGGTATAGCTGCTTATCTCAATCCTATTTCCGGGGAGATCAAAAGTCTTATTGCAGTATTTGCTCTTAATTTCATTTGTGGACTGCTTACTGCACTCCTTATCAATCATGAGAGTTTTTCTTTTAAAAAAGCTTGGAGGTGTATCGTAGAAGCAACTATTTTCTTTGCCTTGGTTAGCTGCATCTACTTTATAGGTGAACACAAGGGCAATCCAGAAGGTGCGCTACAGTGTGTTTCATTTATTACGTACAGCGTATTCTATTTCTACGGGGTAAATATTCTAAGGAATATCAAAGAAATTCTACCCAACTCTAGCAATGGTTATAAGGTAGTAGCCTTTTTGCATTATGTGCTAAGTGTCGAGTTTATAAAGAATATCCCTTACTTAACGAACTACTTACAAAAAGGAGGTGCAAAATGATTGAAGTTTTGGAGTTTATTTTTCAAGATTCTTGGCATTGGTTAGGAACGGCCATTTTGATAGCTATCATTTTCCGTGTCAATTTGGTAAAGATTGGTCCAGTAACAAAGAATAAGGAGGAGAAGAAATGAAGAAAATTGATGCTATTATCATTCATTGTTCGGCCACACGTGCCGGACAGGATTTACGTGCAAAGGACATTGACCGGGTGCACCGGGCTCGGGGATTCAATCAGATCGGTTATAACTTTATCATTGACCTGGATGGAATGGTAGAAAATGGGCGACCGTTAAGCATTGACGGGGCGCATTGCAATACGAAGGGCTTTTCTGATTCTTCGTACAATAAGCACTCAATAGGTGTCTGCTATATTGGCGGATTGGATGCCAACGGTAAGCCGGCTGATACTCGGACACCTGAACAGCGGAATGCACTCCGTGATTTGGTTGTAAAGCTCTGTAAAGAGTATGATATCATTGAACTACTTGGACACCGGGACACTTCGCCGGACTTGGACGGTAGTGGTGAAGTGGAACCGGCAGAGTATATCAAGGCATGTCCGTGCTTCGACGTGAGGAGTGAGTTCTCTAATTTTATGAAACCTGTAATCGTACGGCCATGAAAGGTAGAGTTATAGAAATGCGCCACCTTGTCATTATTGGAGGGATATCCTTAGTAGTCATGTTTACAGTAATGTCAATAGCCGGATGTGGTAGTAGTAAGTCTAATCTTCGGCAGGAATCATCTGTTGAAGAGAATTTGAACCATACTCGTAATGATAGTGCTTCTGCTAGTAAAGAAGTAACCAAAACAGAAACAGAGAAATCAACTGAAGAAACTGAAGAGATTACTACGGTTTATGATACAAGCAAACCGATTGATCCTATTACTGGTAAACCTCCTATCAAGTCGGAGACGAGGAAGAATATTCTGAAGGAGGTAGGCAAGAAGGTTGCTGCTAAGGAAAGCACTCAAACTAATGTATTTACCAATAAACAAATCTATGCTAAGAAGAAGGAGTGTATTGTTAAGGAAGAGCATAAGCAGAAGGAAGAACCGACGGTTCTTAAGCAAATTGGTAGGGTGGTTTGGGCATTATTTGCTTTTATTGTAATCATAATACTAGCATGGCTATTGCATAGATTGCTTAGAAAATAGTATATTTGCAAAAATTATACAAAAATCAATGAATGTTGCGGATATAATACTTGATATAGCAACCAAACCATGTACTTTAGCTTGGTTTGGAGCGGTATGTGGACATATACTTTCATTATACTCAGATGATTTTAAGGGTACACAGCCTTTTTTGAAGAAAATGTTTCCTGAGAAAAGTGATAAGTTTTATGCTCGTTTTGATTTTCTATTACTACCAATAATAGGAGCAGTATTATCTATTGTACTGCTTGAGCCTGATAATCTAAAGAGTGCAATTTTTGCAGGATTGAGTTGGAGTGGAACTTTAATAGCGTTGCTTAATAATAAAAAAATTGAAACACATGAATAGTTTAGATTATATAGTTTTATCGTTAGGGATATCTGTCATTCTCTGTTTCCTTCTATTATTGGTAAAAGGGAAAAAAGTAACTATGAATAAGAAATATAGATATTATCCATTGCTTTTGGTTGTTTTAGCTATTTCATCCATATTATACCTAAATCATTATTCAGAAAATCAAATAGATACACTCGTGGATAAGTTTAACAAATTATTATATAAGGAGAATGCCAATAATTATGATAGTTTGTCTTTTACCAAAGAAAGAAAAGATGAAATAATAGATAGCTTAAAAAAAGTGAATGCAGAGTATTATGAAATACTACAAAACTTAAAAAAGCAAGAGAAAATTGCTGGAAATAAATCCGGAGTTATTCCTAATGTTGAAAATGCTATAGAGAATATTAAAAAGGAGATATATGAGATAGAGACATACAATGAAATTATTGACGAGAGTGTGTACGCTGGAAAAATGAAAGGGTATAAGGTTAGTGGTTACAGCTCTAATTTCATATTCCAAGCGCCAAAAGATATATCTGGAGACTATTTGGATTTTGTAATAAAGTTTCGAGATGAAAAACTGTTGGATAAAATAATCATATACCTTTCTGTTAATAAGGTACACAAAGATGGAAACTCTAGACTATTATTTGATGAATATTATAAGCCACAAAAAGGGGTAAACGCTTTTAGAATTAAAAATTATCTGAAGGAAAAAGACACAGAGGTTCGTATCGGATATTTCATGAAAAGCGAAATTGGTAAAGATGATTTCCCAACCTATGAAAGAGTTGTTTTTTCTGTGAACTAAATACAATATTACCAAACAACAACTATCATTTAAGTATTTTTAGTGACTTTGTTATTCACCCCGTCTCTCTGATTCGGGGCTTTATTTTGTATCCCATCTTAAAAATGATAATGTCATTACATATTTAGTAGCAATTTTATTTTTAAATGTTTAAATTAAAGATTTCCTTTGAAAATTTATATGAAAAATAATAGCTTAAAAGAAACACTAAAGCTGTCTGAACTAAATTGGAATAATTCGGATAATGAAAATAGAGCCATTTGTATCCAGAATGCACTCGTTTGTATAAAAAATGAAGATTGGGAAACAGCAATTCATTGGGCTGATTCTGCTATTAATGTATACTCAGTAGATGAAGATGAATATACCATGTGTGATATCGCACAATCCTATGCAATAAAAGGGTATTGCTTACTATCTGAGAATAATCACGCGGAATCTAAAAGATGCTATATTAAGAGTACAGAATTACATTTTAAAGCTTATAGCAAAAATGTACATAAGACTATGGAATTCTATAAGTTTTTTAGTGTACGAAAGGATGACATAGACTCTATACTTGATTGTATTCTATTAAAACATCCCTCTGTGTTTAATGATCCAATGGATTCCCCTATTTTGCAGGACAAAGATAATGGCATACCTTTTATAGATATATTCAATGGTATTCGAATTGGATGTTTTGGAAAAGTAAAAGATGATGATTTTTATTTGAAACCCCAAAAATGGTCTTTTTATGGAGGTATGCATAGGGGAATATGCATTTGCTATAATTTTTCTGAGCTAGAAATAGAAGATGAATATTGCTTATTTCGGAAAGTTAAATACGAAGATCAATATAGCCCCAATAAAGGTATTATAGGAGGGCTTTTATCAAAGTCTATGGTTTATCATGATGAGGATGAATGGCGGATTATTATAAATGACAGAAATCTGATGAATACTGAATTTGCAAAAAAAATACCAATAAAACGCTCAATGATAAGAAGAGTTTATTTTGGTTTCAAATGTGACAAAAGAAT